ATGGTGCTCAGTATCGGCGGTGAACTCACCACCGGTTTTGTACTGCCCGCCATTTTCTCAGATGCCAATCCCGCCCCATCACAATCGCCTGACGCCATGGTGATCACTTTCCCTGATGGTGCCCGTTTTGAGTATGAGCCGGAAACCAGTCACCTGGCTGTCACCGGAATAGCCACCGCAGTGATTGAGGCCAGTAAATCGGTGGATGTTGCCGCCCCCAATATCACCTGTACCGCATCAGTCAAAATCACACTGGATACACCCGAAGTGGAATGCACTCAACATCTGACCACCGCCACCTTAGAAGTGAAGCAAGGCGGAAAAATGACCGGAAATATTGAACATTCCGGCGGTAAGTTCTCATCCAATGGCGTGGTAGTGGATGAGCATGACCATGGCGGCGTACAGCGCGGCGGAAGCTGGACAGAGGGGGTTAAATGACCACTTACAAATATATCGGCATGAACTGCAACACCGGCTTACACATCAACGATATTGACCATATTCGCCAATCCATTAGCGACATTCTAACTACGCCGCAAGGCACGCGGGTGATGCGCCGTGAATATGGTTCGCTGCTATCAACTCTGCTCGACCAGCCACAAAATCCCGCTTTACGGCTAAAAATGATGGCCGCTGTGTATGGCGCAGTCATGCGCTGGGAACCGCGCGTGACACTGAATGCCATCAATATCACCACCCAAATTGACGGCCAGATGATAGTGGATTTATCCGGTAGCCGTACCGATAGCGATAGCCGGTTGAGTTTGGCCGTGCCACTAGGAGGCCAATAATGGCAATCATTGATTTAAGCCAGTTACCGGCCCCTTTAGTGGTGGAATCACTGGATTTTGAAAGCCTGTTTGCCTTGCGCAAAGAGGAATTTATCGCCTTATATCCGGCTGACCAGCAAGACGCGATGCGCTTAACACTGTCATTTGAGTCAGAACCCATCGTGAAGCTGTTGCAGGAAAGTACCTACCGTGAATTGCTGTTGCGTCAGCGTGTCAATGAGGGCGCGCAAGCGGTGATGGTGGCCCATGCCATTGGTAGCGATTTAGATCATCTCGGCGCGAATAATGGTATTGAGCGGTTAACCATCACGCCAGCCAATCCAGACGCCATCCCGCCGATTACCGCAGTGATGGAATCTGACGACGATTTCCGGGTGCGTATCCCACAAGCCTTTGAGGGGTTGAGCGTAGCGGGGCCAACTGGCGCATACGAATATCACGCCCGTAGTGCTGATGGCCGAATTGCTGACGCCTCCGCGATTAGCCCATCTCCCGCTTGCGTTACTGTCACCGTACTTTCACGCGAGGGCAACGGCATAGCCGCACAGGATTTATTGGATAACGTTTTTACCGTACTAAACGATGAAAACGTGCGGCCGGTGGCGGATCGGTTAACAGTTAATTCTGCCGCTATCGTGGAATACCAGATTGACGCCACGCTCTATTTTTACCCGGGGCCGGAAGCCGAGCCTATCCGTGCGGCATCAGAGGCCCAATTGCAAACCTATATCAGCACTCAGCGCCGATTAGGGCGCGATATTCGTAAGTCAGCGATTTATGCCGCGCTGCATGTTGAGGGGGTGCAGCGAGTTGAGTTGGCCGCGCCGGTAGTTGATGTGGTGTTGGATAAAACACAGGCGGCTTATTGCACCGGCTATACATTAACAGCGGGTGGCTCAGATGAATAAACGCCTATTACCCGTTGGCTCCACACCGCTGGAAATTGCCGCCGCGCAAGCCTGTGCGCGTATGGCTGACATTGATGTGCCATTGCGCCAGCTATGGAATGCTGATACCTGCCCGCTGGAATTATTGCCTTATCTGGCGTGGGCGTGGTCGGTTGATAGATGGGATGAAGGCTGGCCGGAAGCCACAAAGCGCGCAGTGGTCAACGCGTCGTTCTACGTCCACAAACGCAAAGGCACCATTGGCGCAATTCGTCGCGTCGTAGAGCCGCTCGGCTATCTGATCCGCGTCATTGAATGGTGGAAAACCAACGAGGCACCCGGCACTTTTCGCCTGGATGTGGGCGTGCTGGAAACCGGTATTACCGAAGAAATGTATCAGGAGTTAGAACGGCTGATTGAAGATGCCAAGCCGTGTAGTCGCCACTTGATCGGCTTGTCTATTAATCTGGATGTGACCGGAACCATCCCTATCAGCGCCGCCAGCTATGACGGTGACGAAATGACCATTTATCCCTACTTACCCGAAACCATTACCGTCACCGGCCAAAATTACACCGGCGGTGTGGTGCATCTGATTGATGATATGAGAGTGAACCCATGACAGTAAAATACTTTGTGCTACTGACCAATTTAGGGGCGGCCAAGCTGGCAAATGCGGCCGCTCTCGGTACTCAATTACAGATTACGCAGATGGCTGTAGGGGATGGCGGCGGCGCATTACCCACGCCTAACCCAGCACAAACGCAACTTATCGCCGAGAAACGCCGCGCGGCATTGAATTCATTAAGCATTGATGAGGCTAACAGTAGCCAGATTATCGCAGAACAGGTTATTCCTGAAACGGACGGCGGTTGGTGGATACGTGAAGTTGGTCTGTTTGATAAAGACGGTATTTTGATCGCCATTGCCAACTGCCCGGACACCTACAAGCCACAGTTACAAGAGGGCAGCGGCCGCACGCAGACCGTGCGTATGGTGCTGATTGTTAGCAGTACCGAAGCTATCACGTTAAAAATCGATCCGTCGGTAGTACTGGCAACGCGTCAATATGTTGATAAAAAGGTGGATGATAAGGCGATTGAGGTTAAGCAGTACGCCGATAAGTTGCTGGCTGATCACGAAAAGTCACGCAATCACCCGGACGCATCGTTAACCGCCAAAGGTTTTGCAAAATATAGCAGTGCCACAACCAGCGATAGCGAAGTGTTGGCCGCCACACCGAAAGCCGTTAAAACAGCCGTTGAGACAGCGGCAAAAGATTTAGGCGATCACGGCAAAGCAGCCAACCCACACGACCAATATTTGCAAATTGCCAATCTATTGTCTGAGGTCGTGGCGCTGGGGCCGGAGTCAGTTGCACGTCTGTTGGCAAATCTTGGCCTCAGTGATGCAGCAAACCTTAAAATAGGCACCACTGCCGGTACGGTGGCGGCGGGCGATGATAGCCGGATAGTAAACGCAATACAGTCTACCAACACCGCTATTAGCCTGCCCGGTAGTCTGACTACGGCAGGCACTGTAACAGGAGGTGGCATTTCATCTGTAGGGAGTGTTTATGCAGGAAATACTGCGGCATGGTTGGCTGCTGACGGTAATGTCTACGGCTCTGTATGGGGAGGTTATTTATCTACCTACCTGTCTAACCGCACAGAACACCGAGTCAGGGCATGGGCGGCAGTGCAAGGAAACGGCACAATCATTAGCTCATTCGGTTTCTCAGCGATAAACCGTACCAACGTTGGCGGTTATAACTTCACCATGTCAACGTCAAATGGCGCGTATGCCGTTACTGTGGGAATTAACGGCGGTTCACAAAACGGCGCACTTAATGCTCACTCCGCTAATATTTGGAATAGAACGCCGAATTCATTCAGCATCCAAAATGCCAATGACAGCGGCACACAGTACAACTGGATTGATTGGCCTGAATTTTACGTCATCGTCGTCGGCCCATAAGGAATAAAAGATGGAACAATTTATTAATCAGGCGCTGTCAGACAACGAGGCATACGAAAACATCTATGTTGTGGTGTTTGAAAACAAAAGTGGTCGCGGTATGACAGTGGCCAATTTCGCCGCACAAAAGTATTTAGATGCATTTACCCATGGTGGGCCTTACCTAAAAATCTTGCGTGAAGACCTGCCAGACCAGCATTTTATCGAGGCCTGGCAGTTCAATAAAACCCATGATGCCATTGTGGTAAATCCCCTTTGGTTGCAAGAAATGCAGGTGGCAGAAGCAGAAAGGGAGCGGAACCGTAGAATCTGGCTAGTTCAGGACGAACTCACCGCGCTGCAAACTGACCTGATGTTGGGGATTATTGATGATGAAAGCACCGCACATCTAATCAAACTGAAAAAATACGTTATTGATCTCAAGCAATTAGACATTTCAATCACACCTGGTATCACATGGCCTGAACTGGCTCTGTAGCCTTACAAGACTAACGCCAATTTAACCTGAACGAATATTAGCCCCAATTGCGGGGCTTTTCGTTGTGCCATCCCTCACACAATCTCCACCCACTGCCCCGCGCGTAGTTATCCGG